GTTGATCCCTGCGAATGTGCAGCCCTAGCAGGATAGCTTGATAGACCGGAACCCAGTCGAAGCCTGGCATCTTCTCAAGCTGCGGTTTGATTGCTCGTATGATCTCTTGCTTTGCAGACTTGGTAGGCGCTGCCTGCTTGCTGGCGATGCGCTCGATGGTTCCTGCAATGCGCTTAACGTGCTGCTCTGCCACCTCTTCCGGCATGGCCTTGGGCTTTCGCTGCCACCATAGGCGCGGGGCTGTGTCAGTGATGACGAAGCCATGACCACCTGGCGGCGTTTCAGCCGCAGCAGCGCCACGCAATAACAGCAGCAGCATGGCGACGACCCCTTAGATGTACTCGGACAAGACTTTGACCTGCGCCGCTGCTACGGCAGTTGTATCGGAATCAACGGCAGCACCAGTGATAGCCAGCGCGATGCCGGTAGCGAAACGATGCCCGATAGCGCCAAAGCCGATGTTGACCACGCCCGAGGCGGGTATCGGGACGACCAGCACAGGCACATCAGTGCCAACAGTCGGTGCCGATGCCTTGTTGTACAGCTTGAGATAAGCCGCACCAGCGCCAACGTTGCTCGCAGTGACTCCGTACAGCGTTCCTGCGGTCGATTTCACGCTGGTGGCGTTAGTGGTAGCCGCGCTATTGATATTGCTCGCTGATGGCGTTGCAGGCGTTGCTGTGACAGATCCGCTTATCGCCTGAGTAGCAGATACCTGCGCCGCTGGGATTGGCTCAGTTGCATAGGTTCCCAGCTTGAAGCGCCATGACTGAGTGCCAGAGGTGCGAGCGGTACAGCGAACCCGCATACGGGCCAGCCCATTTACAGACATCTCCCATGCGTATGTCGGCTGAGCAGACAAGTTGCCGGTCACGGTCTCTATCGTGTTCGCGTTTGAGCGCACCGCTTGAATGGTGAACCAGTTGGTGTCCCCAGTGTTCTCCAGCGACCCCTCAAAAGTGCAGTTGACCGTCGCGAAGGTTCCAGAGCACAGCGCCATGACGTTAGACGCACGCGAAACATCGCCCTCCACCGTGCCGCCAGCTACTGGCGTGCCGATAGTCGCCTGTATAGCGGTAATGCTGCCAGTAATGTCCGCATAGCTCGCTGGCTTGGCCGATACCTTGAGACGTCCAGTCTCGTCCAGCTTCAGGATGGTGTAATCACCATCAGCAGCAGTGGCCGCATCACTATCGAACCGCATAGCCAGCATCGGCAGCCCAAGATCGCCGGACGTTGCAGCGATGTCCTCTGGCTTGAATGCGGCCAATACAGCCGCCATAGTTGTCTCCGTGGCGGCTCCGGCTGGCAGAGGTAATGCGGAAACGCTAACCTCTTGAGTCGCTGGGAAGTTGGTTATGCTCGACGGAATGGGTGCGGCATCAGAAACAAGGGCTGCTGACCCATCGGCACCGATTGCCAGCTTAACGACCTGATATTGCACACCGGCGACATCATCCGTTGCAATCGTCGCGCCTTCGCCTGGCAGCGTTACATTGTCAGTCATTACACAGCCCCGCCAAATTCAGATACCACACCAACCGCCTGACCAGTCTCATCTCGTACCACTCGCTTAGGCGCGGCCATTACCTGCGCCAGCATTGCGAGCGTCTGTTGAAGGCTAGCCATCATCACCTGTTCGGAACTTTCGCCGGTTTCAACCTCTCCGGCTTCGTTGATGTCGATCATCGATCCACGGCTTGCCATGTGATCAAGCGCCTTAGAGCGTTCTGCCTGATGAGCCTTGAGCTGCTGCATCTGGATGTCGTGCATACGGTCTAGCTCGGCCTGCTGCGCCTTGAATGCCTGCTCCTGCTCGTTCATGCGCTGCTTCTGCGCCATTTCGGCAGCGGCCTTCTGCTGGCTGTCTTGCAGCTTGGCTTTCTCGATCTCTACCACAGGGTTTGGCGCTGGAGGCTGATCCGGCACAGTGGCAGGGTCAACCCAGAACTCGGTCGGGTTCTTGAATCCTGCATTCTCAGCAAGGCGGGCCTGCACGTTGAACACTTCCTGCGGTGACAGCAGCTTGGCAGCAAACGGCGAAGCAGCTACAGCTGCCTGACTCTGGGCAATCTGCATCAGGAATTGCTGCTGCTGCTGAACATCACCAGTGCCGATGCCCACGTTAATTGTCAGGTCGTACTGATCGCGCCATGCCTGCGGGTCGTACTGCACAAACTTGCCGTTCAGCCGGTAGCTGATCTGCTCCATGTTGTGATCGGACAGGGTTTTAAATATGCCCTTGAACATCGGGGCTACCAGACACTCAGCAGCGATCCGCGCCATCAGCTTCATGCGCTTCTGGCTGGCGTTCATAATCATTTGAGCGCCGGTAGCAGTCTTGTTCAGGCTATCGCCGTCAAGCCCTTGGCTGTAGCGTGTCCAGCCCGTGCGGTTCTCTTTCTCTGACTGCAATTGCTCCAGCATCGGCATGGCGACAATGCCCTGCCAGTTCTGCTGGTACGGCTGCACGGCTCCAGGCTGCTTGCTGCGGATAATTCCGCCAGGGCGACGATTCAGAAGGTCGTCAATGTTGGCCAGCGGGTTCCCTTGTCCGTCAGTGAGAACAACTGTTTCCTGATTGTTAGCCAAAGCTAAGTTATCAAGCTGGCTGCGGATAATGCTTGTGTGGATGCGCTGGAACTCTTCGACCAGGTCAGCAACCGACAGCCCGTTGAACTGGTGCGTCTTGATGTAAGGCGTCCATGCGGCAATCGGAACGTGACTTACTTCCACGTTCTCCAGAATCAGATCACCCAAGCGCACAATGCGGCGTCGCTCTGCTATGCCGTCACCATCGAAGTCAACCAGGACATACTCATCACGCAACCAGCCGCGAGTCTGCGAGTCGTCTGCGCTGTTGTCTTCTGACAGTTCACGTCCACGGCTGAACTGTGTCTCGCCGTGGTAGTCATCTTCGTCATCGCCTGCCCGCCTTACGTCGTCCTCGTCAACGTCATAGCCCATAGCCAGAATATCCGAGTATGTTTTCTCGGTGACGTGGGCAACGTATTGGCACTCATCCAGCAGAATCGAGTCATGGCGAGCAGATACGCGCAGTTCTTCAGGTGGAAGCGCACAGATGCGGACAATCCCGCGCTTCTGGATGCTCTTGGCCTTGACGTTGTAGGTCGGCGGCAGCGCGACACCCTGCGCCATAGCCATTGCCTGCATCTGCTCGTCTGGCTCTACCTCTTCCTGCTCCATTATCTTGGTGTCAGGGTTGGCGAGCATGTGCTGCGCTATCTGGTCGTCAGTAACGCCGCGATAAGTGCTGAATGTCTGGGTTTCTTTCTCTTCCCAGAACCACTTGACCGCGCCGGTCTTGAGCATCAGCGCATCTTTGAGCGCCGTGTACAGGATCAGGAAGCCGTTATTCTGCTTGTAGAACACATAGTTGCAGGCATTCGTCACCTGCTCGGCTGACTCTTCATCTTCAGGGCCGACAGGCTCAAAGACCACAGCCTTGTCGGAGCTGGTAAATACTTCGATCAAGTCCGGCAGCATACCCTCGACAGCGTCGAACACATCAGACGCCACAACACCGCTGCGGCCTTCCTCTTCGTTGCCATACGGCTCGCGCAGATATGCCTTTTGCGCCTTGCGCCGGTCAGATGCCACATCGTCCAGATTGAACTCGCGAGCGTTCCGCGACTCTTCGTCGAGGAAGTTCAGCAGTTCCGTTTCTGTCATCTTCATGCAAGCACCCTGTTGCGGTATTGGATCGGAGCGCCGCCCCAGTCCTCGTTGTTTAGTTGCGATTCGCTGACAGCCAGGTATCGGAAGGCGTCCGAGTCGTGCGAGGCGTCATCGTGCAAAGGCGCGCCAAAGGAGCCGGTGGATTGGCTCATCTGGCGTCGGTATTTCTTCAGCGATTGCAGCAGCTTGCCGGTAGTGTCCGTGTTGAAGTAGCAGCGCGGGAACATCAGGCGAGCAGCGGATATGCCTTCCTCGACATCAAGGCGAGGCACAATCGACACGCTGCGGCCCAGCGCCTCCAGAATCTCCCGGGCGCTCTTGCCGGTGTTGACCGACCGAGAGTTTCCGTCGTGTGGCAGGTAGTCAGTGCCGTATCTGTACGGCTTGGCCTCAAGCTGCTTGACGTAATCGGCCAGCGTCAGGAATGACCCACTGATGTGATCAATGATCCGAACCTCTGACGCCGCGTGCTGAACAAGGATGATTGATGTGTCGTCATTCCATCCCAAGTCCCAGAACGTGTGAACCTTTAGCAGCGGATCGTATGGGACATTGCGAACCCTGCCGGCCTCTTGCAGCGCGGCAATCTCTCGCCCGTAGATGGCCCCCTCTACTGCTGGCCTACATTCGCCCAGCCAGACAGTTTTGTAAGCCACAGGATCGCGAGTAAGCAAGTCCCGACGTTCAGCATCAAGCACATCAGGAAACCAAGGGTTACTGTCCCAGTTAGCCTTTTGCACCCAACTGCCAGCAGGCGGGTTAAGTACGAAGCGCTCATAGGTTTCATCGCTGTCCAGTTCAGGGTTAAACGTGATCCAGATTTCCGAGCCTGGCTTGCGGATCGTAGGTATCAGGATGTCCCATGACCGCTTGCTAACAGCCTGAGCCTCTTCAACCCAACACACATCAACGCCTTCAAACGACTTTAGGTTGGCGACGCCCTGCTGCCTGATACCAGCAAACGCGAAGTCCGACCCATTACGCCCGACGATCTTTGTCTCTTGTATGTCGAACGCGGCTTCAAGCCCTAGCAGGCCGATCTGATCCTTCAGCAGCCTATGCACTGACTCGGCAATAGACTTCTGCGTCTCACGGGCGCACAGCACACGGATAGGCTTGGCCGCAGCCATAGCGACCAAGGCACGGGCAGCGCTCCAGCTCTTGCCGCTACCACGTCCGCCGTACAGCGTCTTATATCGTGAAGGCTTGAAAAGCGGAAGGTAAGCGCTCGGGATCTCAACCTTTTGGCGGATCAATTCCGATCACCTCTAGCGCGTAGCTGATAGCCCCGCCATTAGCGCCGGTATGCTCCTGCTGGATCTTGTCGCCAAATTCCTTCGGCAGAACCCGCGCTGCTTCCCATTTGATGCAGTCGACCATCAGCCTTGCCCGCTGTACGTCTATCGCTTCGTCCTTGGCAATGTCGTGCATGGCCTGAACCTTGAAGCGGGCGTACTCATCTCTCGCGCACGCGTGCAACTTCTTCAGCGTCTCGCTCTTCCCTATCCGCGTGATGATGTTTGTATACCCAACGCCAGCCAGCTCGCACGACTGCTTGAGCGTTAGCCCTTCTGTCATGT